CAGAATTAACTTCCTAAACAAATAATCTAGTCACTTAACTTTTTGTATTTTGGCTAAATAATAGTATGCGCACTGCGCACAATTATAGGAGAAATACAAATGTCATACACAACAATCACACGTGTTAATGGTTTTCCACAACCAACAGACGGTTTAAACGGTAACTTAACTATCACAGGTCGTACCTTAACACACTACACAGTTACACTAGCTAACGTTGGCGTTAACCCATACGCAGTTGGTTCAAACTTTGATCTATTAGTTAAAGCGATTGAACAAGTTGGTTCTATTGAATTATTAGGTGATCCAACTATCAGTGGTGCTAACGCTTTCCGTGTTGCTATCTCTGGTGCAGCTCCAGCAGCTACAACAGGTTCTTACAGCTTACAAGGTTACTGCAACACAGCAGTTAACGGTTCAGGTGTAAGTGGTACAACAGTTGCAGCATTCACATACTAATATCTAATTAGTTTGCCAAAGCAACAAAACTTAAAAAAGGCGTTTTTATAACGCCTTTTTTATTCACTATAAATAGCTAGTGAACGATCAAAGATACATTTATCAAGGCTATACTCTGGTAGACATTACACCAACTGGACAGACGACATACTCGCCTGAACGTGAACTTGCTCGTAATCAACAACGTAATTGGGAAACGGTATTACAAACACTCAGCTTGCGTACACAAACTGAAATACTATTCACAGAGATTTTCCAAGACGACGTTAAAAATCACAGTCCAAATTTTGGTATTAATTATACTGGACAGCATAAGATATGGACTTTTAAATTCGCAGTTGACTACGCTGAAATCTATAGAGATGGCGCGGACGCCTATGGGTTATTAAAAAGTGATTTTAAGATAACTCCAATAATATTGAATCTCTCAGAAACTGCTAGTCCTGAACTGCCAATATTTTACACATCAGGTCCATGGAAAAACGTATACTTTAATCAAGTCACCACCTAACTAAATACTTTAGATGCTATAGGCATTCATTAAGGCACATATTAAGGCACACTATTAAGGCTCATCAAAAACAGCATCGCTCATACAGGAAAGCGAGATGCCACATCCATCAGAAATTGAGAAACAGAGCTTAGAAGCCCACGTTGAGATATGTGCCGTAAGGTACAGTAACTTGGAAACTAAACTATCTAACCTAGAACATCGTATGGATAAACTTGAAGGCTACCTAGTTGGCATCAAGGAAAGCCTAGACGACAAACTAGAAGGCAGAGGTAAACAGTCTGTCAGCATCATCGTCACCATCTTAAGTGTTGTCCTAACTGGACTATTAGGTTTACTAGCCCACATCGTGTTCAAGTAATAAATACTTGCATGAAGATCATAGAATTAACCAATAAAGTACTATTGCCTATTACCAACGAAGAGAAAGAATTGCTAGAACGTTTCATTGGTGATACTCCTATCGCAAAAAGTCATCTCAATGAACGTGAACAGTTATTAGCTAATCATCTAACTAACAAAGACGTACTACTTCGAACCAATGAAGCCGGTAAAATCTATTACAAAAAACGCACCAGTTGAGTTTGATGTAGAGAAGATACGTCGGTTTACTCAAACAGAATTATCTACCCTAGCACAGACCAATGAAGACCTGCCCTTTTGCTATCAGATAGGCAGTGATGTTCTTGTGGGTCGATATCGTGTGATTAAAATCAATGACAAATGCTGGCGTGTTATGGACAATACTGCACAGATTTTTGACTTTTTTAATCGTAAAGATGCTATATTTTACTGTATAGCTCTGCATAAACAAAAGCTACAATTAGCTAATGATATCAAAGACAGCGATAGTCTATTAAACAAGCTGGAATTTGATGCCGCTATATATCGTTTACGCTATAAAAAAGCCCAAGCCAAAGGTGACAGTTGGGCTGAAGAATACTACTCAACACGCTATTTGGAAATCATGCAACGCATTGATACGACTAAAAAAGAAATTAAGAAAAATCTAGATCTGGCTAAATATATTAAAGTCTAAATAGGAATCAGACCATGAAATTATCAGAAATGGCAGTTAAATCAGCCAAAAAATATAATAAATTAATGGAAAGCCGTTTTGGTTTTGCTATTAATTTTGACAGTTTAACTGTTGAAAAAGCAGAATCTTTAAGCGAAACTATCTCAGCTAACTTAAACAAAATCCGCCACAGTGTAGACCTACACACAGCAGAAAAGAATCCACGTTATATGGAATTATTAGCTGTACGTGAAAGCATCAACACTTGGTTAGAAGAACAACGCACACAACTAAACGAAGGTGAAGTTGGCAATGCTGAAGTTTTACTAGCTGCCAAGAACATGGTAGACTCAGTCCAAGATGCCATTGAAAAAGTAGGTAAAATGCAAAATGAGCAACTACCTGAACTGTTAGACAGCATTCGTGATCAAATTGGTCAAGAACAAGCAGAAGGCTTTAAAAACGCAGTAGGTGAAACATTGGCAACTCTAATGCAAAACCTACAATCAGCACGTGAAGGTGTTGACAACGGTGTAAGAATTTTATCAGGTGAACAAGTTGACAACCCAATGGCAATGCCTGGTGATGATCTAAGTGGTGGTGATACAGAATTACCAGCACCTCCAGCAAGTGATCTAGATCAAGACGAAACTGACGGTTTTGGTGCTAGTGATGCCGCAGTTGGTGGTGCAGAAGAACTTGGCCGCGAACTTAGATAATCGTGCGCTTAAATGAGTTTATACACAGTCCAAAGAATACTCCAGAGTCTAATTTAACAACGGCTCTGGAACTTATTCGCAATCGTTACAAAGATCAAGATACAGCTCCAAAAATTTCTACACAAAGTCTAATCAATCTTGTGCTGAACACAGACAAGACATTTGACTATGATGCTTTAGTTGCAGCTAACACTAACAATCCAGCACTTAAAAATATAATCAAAAGTTACAATAAAGATTATATAGAATTATGGCCAGCTGGTGAAGACAATGACAGTTCAGCTACTGTAGAAAATCCCAAGGATCAAGATACTGATCCAAATGCTCCTGTAGACACCGTTAGTAATATGGCTAAATCAGCAGCCAAAAAACGCGGCGCCGCAGGTTTCTAATTACCAAAAACACTTGACATAACACACTAAATACTGTAGTATTTTACTATACTATTGGAGATTTATATGGCTTATTCGGCTCAGGTCTTAGACCACTACGAAAATCCCAGGAACGTGGGAAGTTTAGATAAGGAGGATCCGCAAGTTGGCACAGGTATGGTTGGTGCGCCAGCTTGCGGATGACGGAGATGTAATGAAGCTCCAGATAAAAGTGGAGAATGGTATAATAACAGATGCGAAGTTTAAAACTTATGGGTGTGGAAGCGCGATCGCATCAAGTTCATTAGTAACAGAATATCTTAAAGGTAAAACATTAGAGGAGGCCGGGGAGATCAAGAATTCGCAAATAGCGGAAGAACTTGCTCTCCCTCCGTAACTAGTTAAGATACATTGCAGCGTCCTGGCCGAATCCGCAATTGAAGCCGCCATTAATGATTACAAGAAAAAGCTAACACAGAGCAACTAATTTTGATAAATAATATTGGAGAACAATATTATGAATAACATTTGTCAATGCGGGTGTGGTGTAAAGTTAAGAAAAGATAATAGAACAGGTTATCAGAAAGGACATAAACCATGTCCTATTTGTGGCACATTAGTAAAAGGGTCAGGACTAGAATGTTGTTCTAAAGCGTGTTCTGCCAAGTTACATTGGAAACGACATCCTGAGATGAAAGAAACACGCAGTTGGAATACTGCAAGAAATGCTGTTCGTGAATTAAACAGAGAAGGTTGGCTTAAGAATTTGTCTGATGCTTGTATAGGTAGAAGTCCATGGAACAAAGGTAAAAAAGGAGTGCAAGTTCCGTGGAATAAAGAATTACCTGCAGAACAACAACCTTTTTTTGGTAAGAAACACAATAAAGAATATTATCAAAAAAGAGATAAAACAGTGTTTGATAGATATGGGGTAAAGTATGCCACTGAACTTGCTAAATCTTCACCAAGAAGTAAAAAAGAAAAATTATTAGAGCAGTATTTGGTTGATTATAAAATTAATCAAAGAATAGGTAGCCACAAACCAGATTATGTCAATGAAGATAAGAAACATATAATTGAAGTCTATGGAGATTATTGGCATTGTAATCCTAAGACATTTGCAGAAGATTTCTATCATTCACAACTTAAAATGACTGCTAAAGAAAAATGGCAAAAAGATTTAGTCAGAAAAATAGAATTAGAGTCGTTGGGTTATGAAGTAACCATAGTATGGGAAAGCGAATTAAAAGATTTTATTAAAGAATTAAAAACATGAAACAGTCACAAGTTGAAAGTCCCTGCATAGGTGTTTGTCAATTCCCTGGCGGAGTCTGCAAGGGCTGTGGCCGCACGCAGGAAGAAGCCTTTGAATGGTATGACATGACCGATGAACAAAAACAGAAGATCATTAACAGATTACAAAAAAAGAAAATAGGTAAGTTTAAATAA